AGGTACAGGATTGACTCTAACTCCTAAATAAGAACTTCCAACTCTTTCAAGATTCAAAAAGGCAACAATATAGTCGTCTAGTTGACCAGGAGATAATTTTTGAAATTCTCTAAGTATGTCCATTGGATTACTACCTTGTTTGATACTGGTATAAATTACAGCACTAGCTAATGCCCTGGCACTATCTTTATTGTCAGTTACAGTTTCAAAATAACTTATAATCGCAGCATCTATGTTAGATGAAACTTCAATGGGCACTTCAAAAAAATTGTTAAAATATTTTTGATAATCGCGTAAGGTTATATAATCTAGATTGACGCGATCTAAATTGGTTGGATGATTAATTGGATTTAGTTTTGACATTATTCTTTAGCGATTTTCTGATTGCTAGGCACACGCGGCAACTTTACATCAAGTTTCATAATTTTTTGTTGCTCGATAAGATTATTAGTAGTGCTTTGCACTATGAAATTTATTTCTTCTTTAGTAATACCACTAGAATTACCAAAAAAAGAACTAGTAAGGGGTAAACTGTTTGCTATCATTGTTGTGGTGCCGGTGGTGTTGATGTGCCTGCGTAGGCAGGTAGTGGGGATAATGTAGCAAGATTGGTTTCGTTAATAAAATTCTTAACTTCTCTAGAAGCAATTGAATCTGATGCAGGCACAAAGGTTGCTGCATATGGAGTTCGACTTAACGGGTTGTTTGAAGTCGTCGGTAACAAAGTTCCTGTACCAGACACAAAAGCAGATCCTAAATTTGTTGCCCCGGCTGCTAAAGAGTTCATACCTTGCGGCATGCCTGTTAACGGGATACCACTTGATCCAGAAATTGAATTTACAGATGATCTTAAACTTTGTTGTTGTTGTTTTACAGCGGCTGCCAAAAAGTTATATGACGGTTGAGCTTGAGAACTGGTAACATCTCCTTGTTTACTAACATTATATACTTGATTCAGTGAGCCTCCGGTCATTTTTTCACCAGCTCCTGTAACAACTCCTTTGATGTTATTTGCTAAATTTTGGCCAGTACTTGGACTGATAAATGCACCAGTGTTTACGCCAGCTACGGTAGCTGCAGAAACTCCTGCTACTCCTGCCATGTTTACTACACTGGGCAATAAGGTTCCACTACCAATGGCAGGCAAATTTATACTACCACCATTACTGGTAGCAATTCCTGGCGCCATTGCTAGTGGTCCAGAAGAATTTTGTAGTCCTGGAAAATTTTGCGAAGTTAAAGATCCAGCTGTGGGAATAAAAAATCTATCCCTTGGATCTTTTCCTCTGATCATGTCAGTGACCGCAGTAGTCAATTCGCCTTTTGCCAGGCCTGACAGATTAACATCTTTGTTAGTATTAAAGGCTCTTAATGCTGTAAATGCAGCAGCACCAAAATTTCTGTCTGATCCATCTCTAACGATGTCATCTACTGCATTTAATATACCGCCAGGTCCTAATATGCTGTTAGTGCCTCCGCCAGCTGGTGTAAGAGGACTAGGCGACTTATCATAGTGTAAGTCTGCAAAACCTTTTACAGTGTTTTTGGTAACGAATCCACTTGCATACAGCACAGTTTCATAGTTCACAGACATGCTACATTCCATTCCTGTGCCACTACCGGTATTGTGTGTTCCGTGTTGAAATCCCACAATGGTAGGATTTACAAGTGTATATTCACTAAATCTTTTTTGATGTAAACTGTAAACTCTAATAGATTTTATGTATTGTTGTTCATTTTGACTATCATATGAGCGCGGACTGTATCCAAATCTGTTTAACAAACCTCTTTGGGAGTCGTTGTATAACGAAGGAGCGTAATGAACAGGATTTACGATACCAGATGAACTAGAATAACCAATGTCAAGATCTCTGTAATAATAAGTCAGATAGTCGTACCATAAACCTCTAACAACATTGGCCTGATCATCATGAAACGTAATATTGATGTCATTGTATGTTATTTTTGTCTGTACTACGTTAGGTCTATTATATTCGTTCAAGGTTTTGGCTTGAACACTGAATTTTGGTAAATCCACTGCCTTAACTAACATGCCATGTTCAACTAATTTCATACTATCTTTGATTCGAGAAAGCTGTGGATCTAAATCAAAGAATACATGAAATATCCAATCTGATTTGGGTGCTAATCTAAAGTTGTTATCAACAAATAGGCGTGCAGCATGCTGACGATCTTTGATTTGATCTCCACGCAGCACTTGTTTTAAAAACCCATCAAATATATTTGGCATGTAAATATTTATTCCAAAAAAAAGCCCGGTTTAAACCGGGCTGTTAAAAAGTACAAAGTTATTAACCAGTAATCAAAGTACCTAGTGTTCTTCCTACTGCTGTACCAACACCAGTTCCAGCCGGAGTTTGAACTGCATTGTCATATGTTACACTTAATTGAATCATGGCTGCTTCGCTAGTGCCATAATTCATTTCACCATAGTTTACTGAGGTTAAAAATGCACCGTACAGTTCCCATGTTTCTAGCACTGTCGCTGCATTTTGTCCATTGCCACCATCTAACATTTCAAATTTTAAAACAAACTTATAGTCGATACCAGAAGAGGCAGATGATTGTTCTGCAAAGTCAAATTGCTTCTGAATTTGTTCGCCTACTAGTTTCGAAACATTACCGCCAGCGTCATCACGTAAATTAACACTAACTGGTTCCCAGCTTGGTTTGCCAACCAAGTTAACTTTACTGTTATATACTTCAACAGTAAAAGGATTAAAGTTTACGTTAGGACGGCTTATATCAGCTACTTGCTTTGTCATTTCAACTCGGTCAGTACTAACACCAAAGTTTTCAAATATCGCACGGAAGCGATACTTCATCTTAGGCATTAATAAACCTTGTGAACTTGCACTTTGGTTAGTAGCTAATGGTACTGTAAATCTTGTTAATGAAGCTATTGCCATTTAATTTCTCCTGTTACAGGTATTTACCTTTTTTTGGAATCACAATATTAGGGTCACGTGACCCTAATATATACCTATATTAAATTCCTGCTGCAATGTCACCTGGGTTCTTTAATCTAATTGGAATGTAGATGAATTCAACTGCCTTGACTGGTTCAATTGCAATATCCACATATAACTCGTTACGTGCAATACGTGTTGGAGTGTTGTTAGATTCATCACAAATTACCAAGTAGTCGTAAACTCCTCTCTTAGCAACTAGATCGTTTATTGCACCACTGATAATATTTGCAATTTGATCTCTAGTTATCTTGTCGTTTGGTTCAAACAAGAAACCGTCGCCAACACTAGCAAATATGGTACGTAGATAGTTTACCAATCTTGCTACATTAATACGATCCATCGAACTAGCAACTGGATTGCGAGTCTTTTGTCCCCAAACTACTAAACCAACACCAGGTAAGTTGGTGATTGGGTTAATTTTGTTTTCATACAATGTGTCACGTAATCCAGATCTGATACCGTTGAATGTAAATTCTCCAGTGACTGCATCAATATAACCAATGCTGCTGGCATTATCAACCAAGCCTCTTCTTGCGCCAGCTGGTGCAAACCATTGATAAGCAACATTATCATTGCGTAAAATTGTTCTCAGCGCCATGTGACTAGACGGTACCACTACATCATTTCCTAGTAGATCAGTCGATCTTCCACTTGGATAGTAGACCGCCAAGTAAGGATCTGCTGTGGCCAACCCGTCACCATTGGTGTTATTGCTCCAATTGGCGATATCTACCGAATTAGGAGCTAAACGCATGGGCGTATCACCAATAATAAATCCGGTATTCTTACGATCATTGTTCAACGCAACCATTTCATCTATACACTCTGGATATCCTGGTGCACAAATAATATTAAACGCAAATTGTTCTTCTCTAATTTCTGTGTTGGCTACTAATGCAGCTTGCATAGCTGCTGTTACCATGCGTCTTTGCGCCTGACGACCCATATATGGACTTCCGTTGTCTTTCAGTCCACTAGCAGTTTGCCATGTGTCTTTGACTGTAGGCAATGATCCTCCAGCGCCTGGTACTGTAGGTAGATTAGGATAGTCGTTGGCATTAAACTTATTACCTACATATCGTTTGACATTAAAACCGCTGCGTCTTGTGTTAAACAGTAAAATGCCACGTGGATATAGTCTATGATCAGGTGCATCTTGATCGATGTAGTCACTGTATAACAAACCAGTTCCGTCATCTGCATTTGCAATTGTAGGCAAAGAACCGGTAATAATGTCGGTTGTACCGCTATCGTCCCATCTTGCATCCGCGAATATAATACCATTCTGGCTTACTTGATCAGTGTTGTCAATCAATAACCAGTCTTCCCCATCATAACGATACAAAACAGGATAGTTTTCAAGGTCCCCAGAATCTAACCAAATATCTCCCGCTACTAGAGCAGTAACTCCGTCGCTTTGTGTTTCTGGCTGACTTGCACTAATAATTACACCAGCCGGATCAGTACCAGACAAATCATAACCACGTGCATCTGTGGTGGTTCCGTCATAGTATGAACTCCGATATCCTTTCCAACCTGTAGATTCTTTGATCATGATATCTACTGCGGCTGCATCTGCATAGTACCATAACGTGCCTTCGTCTGGTGCTTGATAAGGCTCAGTGGAACTGTAAGTGTATGTCAAACTAGAATAATTGGTTAGAGCAAAATTATCAAACACCGTTGAATAAACCACTCCGGTTGTGTTTGTAGTAAACCCTGCGTCTGCAACAGGAGTTCCAACTCCGTTTTGTAATAAGATTATACCACCATATATATGTGTAAAAGTAATCTTGTCATTGCTAAATGTAACATTGATTTCAGGAATATTTGCAGCAAGTATATCAGTTACAAAACTCTCAGGTGTGGTACCAGACAGTGTAACCTGATATTCATCGGATACTAAAGCACCAATTTCAGTAACTAGTATGTCTAATCTATCTCCATTGGTGAATGGATTAGCTGCCAAAGTGCTTCCTGTAATGATAGTTTGCCCTTCTACTCTTCTAATAAAAGGTTGATACCCTGCTGTTTCGGTTTCCAGTGGATCGTACACAATGAAAAGACTGTTCAACGCAATACCATTTCCGCCGCCGGCTGGGTCATTTTCTAGAGTAGCTGTTACTAAATTTTCATGAAAATCTGCTGCCTGTGTGGTCCAAGAATCCGATGATGAGCTATATTTTTTAATTACAAAATCCGCACCGTTGCCAGTTGCGCCTACTTTCAAGAAAATTGATCCAGAAGGGCGAGGTACAGTGTCAAAACTTGACCAACTTGGTACATCTACAAACGAACCATAAATTAATTTTGGATTGGCATATGTGCCTGCTGTGATGCCTAATCCGGCCAATGGTGTACCGGTGCTATTGGCTATGGCAATTTTGCCGTCAGCAGTGGAACCGTTGCTGGCCGCTGAACTTGTTGCATAAAGTTCTAGTTTTCCATTTACTGATGCAGCAGTAACTCCTGTTATGCTTTGTGCATTAATCTGAGTGGCCACTTGAGCCATTGTGAATGCCGATCCGGAATTACCAACAGTAAACGGAGATCCGTTATTAATAGTAATCGAATAAGTTCCTGCACCCAAGTTGGTCGATGTGGTACCGCGGATGGTAGGCCAAGAAATTTCCCAGGCGTTTGTACCAGGTCTTACCCAAGCATTGCTACGATTTTTGTAAAAAATCAGTGCCTTTGCTCCAGTCCAAGCTACTGCATAATTACCAATTTGTCCAATACTGGTCTTGGGTACGTTTATACCACCTAACAGGGTTACGTCATCTGATGATGTAATTACAATAGGACTCTTTAAATCAAATGATCCAGTTACAGCATCCCACTCATGGATGCCCCAAGTAGTTTCAGCTAAATCTAGCCAGTATGTGTTATTTGCTACTGCTCCTGTTGGACGCACACTTGTAGGTTCTAGTGCCGCCAAATCAATATCTGCACGAATAGCAAACAGTCTATTCACTTGGCCTAGGGCACTGTGTGCCGCTAACAAGCCGTACTCATTTCTTTCATCGCCATGTAAAGGAGTACCAGCAGCACTTTGATAAAAAGTAGGATATCCCATTGCGTTAATGAGTTCTCTCTGACTGGTAAATGTCAAAAGCTTACCGGCTCTAGCAGCAGTTGTGTCTGTTGCCGAGGAACCTGCAGGATTTGTCTTATCTTGTGCTGTAGCAAGTACTACTAGAGGCACTGTTCCAACAGCACCGGGCACATAAACACTTTCGTCTGATACGGTAATTTCTAAACCAGGAGATACTAATGCCATTTTATTGTCCTTTATAAAACTTTCAAGTATTTATGTAAGGTTTAGATATTTTGGATGATAAGCGGTACCTTTAAAAGGTCACAAATAAATAAGGATATGTATAGACCTTATTGCCAGGCGTGTAATGAAAATTTGTCAGCTATTAATTACGTTAGAAAAGGCGTAGTGTATTTCAGAAAATTATGTACACACTGTATTAGGAAGAAAAGCAAAATAAAACCAGTGCCGCCCGCATGGGTTAAATCTGGTTACAAGAAAAAAACAAGGTGTGATAAATGTAATTTTGTTGCAAAAAACACAAAAACTCAGCTAAGAGTATACTATGTTGATGGCAACTTGAAAAACAACGATTGGAATAATCTCAAAACTATATGCCTTAACTGTCAGGCTGCGCTGGCTGATTTCCAATTGGGGTGGAAACCAGCGGACTTAATAGCAGACTATTAATTTTAGCATAAAGTTCATCTAGCGTACCATTATTTTCAATTTCATAATTAAAAGTCTGCCCAATCCATGCCCACTCGCTGTGATGTACTCTAGGGTAGCGTTGTGGCATAAGTTGTCCTGCATCTTCTAATAACCACTGACGGTCTTCGTGTGTTTTATTTTCTCTCAGCGCACAATCGTACCATTCTGGCAGTTCCCCACGTTTCACCCACACACAAATACCACCATGTTTTCTTATAGCTGCAATTTCATTGGGAAATCTTACATCGCTGATTACAATATCATCAACTGTTTTACGTAACCTATTTTCTAAACTAGCAATCCAAACGTCGTCATGAAACCCTCTCCTACAAACTTCAGTGCCCCAGAGTTGTAGCATATATCTTGGGGTTAAATTAGGCATGTCCAATCTTTTAGCCCACCAAGGGTCCACTTGTTCACGCCATTCTCTAGCTTCTGGCGTTAGGCCTTCCAATAACTCACGATCCCATCCAAACACTTGTGCCACTGCATCTTTAAGAGTTCCAGCAAAACTGTCTCTACGAAAATTGTGTTTAGCCACTAGATAATTAGCCACTGTGTCTTTACCTGAACCAATAAATCCTGTTACGCCAATGATCATAAAAAATGCCCCCTAAGGAGCATTTTACATAGTTTGTTAACATAAGTCAAACGCCGTATTTGTTCTTTTTTCTTCCTGCTACAGGACTAGTTCTGTTAATAGTCGCTCCTTCTTGACTGCGCATATCGCCGTCATTCATGTCTTCATGTTCAGCATCTACTGCCTTGTAGGCCAAGTGCAGCATATCCTGTTCTTCTTTACTATAAGGAGCTGTTAGTTTCCATTTGCCTACCCAGGATTCTTCATCAACTTCGGGCATGGTTTTACCATCGGTGCTAGCTAGAGCCAACCCTAATCTATAAAGTGTATAATCACTGTTCCACTTTTTACCATCAGTGAACTTGTTTAGTCCACGCATTGCAAATCTTTGACGACGTTTGAGTTCGCCGCGGCTTTCTGATATAATGTCCTTGATTTTCATTAACCTATTACCCAAGTTAAAGGATACGATCCATCTACATAATCTCTTAGTGCCTGTTCTAGTTCAGTCATTTCAGCCACCGCTTCAGATTTTAAGCTTGACCCATTCAATTGCGTACCACCTTGTGGACCAGCAATAGTAGCAAACTTTTCTCTAGCTTCGCCTAGAATACGTTTGGCAAAACTGTATGCATATTCTTGAATCCACGGAAACGCTTGATAATCGTTTAACAACATTGAATCTGGTTTGTAGTTATAGATATGCAACAACACATCTTCCATTTCTCTTGGATTTTGATTGGCTCCGGCAAAAGGAATTTTTCTGATCAATGTTAGCTTTTTACTGGTTTTGTTGAATGTAAAATTCAAATAACCACCAAACATTTTCATGGACATTTTTTGGTAATCAACAAATAGTTCGTAGCTTAACAGGCCTCCTACACGGCCTGCCACCAACATATAAGTGTTAAGATACCCAGAACTAAAAGGTTCAAATTGGCTGGCTGTGGTACCAGTTACTGATCCAATGCCTCGTCTGTAAGCAGCTCTTACTTCCATTACTTCATTGGGCAAAATGTATTCTTGTGTTTCGGGCTCTAGTTTTAAGAATGCATAGGATTCTTCTTGACTGTTAGCAGCACGTTGGCGATATTTAATTAGAGCTTGCTTTATAGCCATATCGTAGTGTTCTTTATCCAATTCTACATCTACAATACCGTCTGCCAATCTTAGTCTAATGTAATCGGTAATTTCAGTGCGTTTGCTGTTTACTGTATCTAGTTCGGGCGCAGAAATATTGCCTAGTGTTTCTGTTGGATCATAAGCAATATGTCCGGTTCCGGACCCTGCATTACCGTTGAATAAACTGTCGGTAATTAATACGCCGTTGGCGTCAAAGTTGATTGTGTCTGCTGTAGCCATTTAGGTGTCCTGATAAAGTATTTACCAGAACACCCAGGACTTAATTGATTCGAAGCAGGATCATGTCAGCACTTATACGTCCATTGCCCGCGGTTTCTGTAGCTTTGATATCTTCCAAGAACTTACGTAGTTGTACTTTGGTAGCTTTGAAAAACTCTTTGAGTTTTTCTTCGGGCTTTCTAAGTGTTTTACCCACCGAT